CCATTGGGTCACTAACATCATAGTCGATATCTGGATAATCTTTCGCATCTTTCCTCAAAAATCTAGAGAAGAGAAGGCTGTATTTGATGGGATCAACTTGGGTAATGCCCAGTGCATACGCGACCAAACTTCCGGCAGCAGAACCTCGGCCAGCGCCGGTTAGCTGTAGCTCGGAGGCTCTGTCTGTGATTGCCTTCATTGTTAAAAAATATTTGCTGAACCCTCTGTCACTAATCGTATAGAGTTCCTCTTTCATTCTACTCAAATATTCTTTGTTGTCCTGCAGATTCATTGAACGCATTCCATCAACACATGCAGCGACCAGTGCATGATCGGCGGTCATTCCGGCTGGTACGACAAAGCTGGGAAGTTGCACCGAGTTGTCTGGCATGAAAGAATCTATATCCTCATGGGCAATCTTATATGTTTTCTCAATACTCTCTCGTATAAGGTCGTCGTTATAAGAAGCTCCAACCTTGTCTGAATAGTGTTTATATGATGACCACATATCATCACCGTTCTTCGGATAGGCTTCATAACCAACTTCCTCGACGCCTGCCGGTAGTTCTGTAGGCAGCCATTCTGGAAACTTGCCCTTCCCCAAGAACCCAAGCCTCTTGTACAGCTCGCGATCTTTCCAAGCATCCCTCGTCGGATAGTGACTATCCGCTGTCGAGATCAATTCAATGCCATACTCTTTACTAATCTGAATAATATATTTGTTAAGCTCGTGTTGCTCAGCAATGTTATTCCATTGTAACTCGCCGTACCAACGGTCTCCAAAGATTGAAAGCATCTTTTCTGTTGATTTTCTCATCGCTTCTATAACGGCGTCGGAACCTTGTTCTCTGTTTTCCCAATAATTACCAGCATATACACCGCCGAGACATGCGCTTGTGGCAATCACTCCCTCACTGTGTTTGGCAAGCATTTTATAATCCATTCTTGGAAATCGATAAAAGCTGTCGGACTGGAATGATTTGGAAACTAAAGAGAAAATATTATTCAACCCAGTTTGGTTTTGCGCTAAGAGAATTAAATGTCTTCTACGATTTAATATGTTTTTACTGGCAGATTTCGTACTTTCGTCTTCTATTGTTGTACCTGACTTGGAAGTGTCAATCTGTCTTTTAGCTTTCTTATCTTGTCTGACTCTCTCAAGTTCCTCTTTCCATTTGGAAAGGCTTGGTAAAAAATAGGCTTCTACTCCAAAAATAGGCTTAAAGTCCTTTCCTTGCTTGTGCATCTCTTGAGCATGCTGAATCTGGTATGCCAACCCATTCATATTTCCATGATCGGTTAAGGCTAGAGAATTATTACCATTCTCAAAAGCAAAGTCCATATGCTCCGCTGGATACCCTAGTCCGTCGAATGGCGAACCGACGCCACTATGTGCATGAAGCCCAACAAATGGCACACTACTCTTCTTCATTAAGTTCTCTCCCCAGTAAATTAAACTCGCTATATGATAATATAAAATCTTTTGGTCTGTCAAGTGAATTGTTTGAAGATAGCCATTTTTTTAGACCATCCCAACTTGATACATCATAGTACCAAGGTATATCTACGTTGTGAACTCCTTCATCGAAAACGTCAGAAAAAACAGAGTCATGAGTAAAAAATCTACCAGTATAGGCATCTTTTCTTTTAATATAATTCATATCTTTGTCACTTCCCCTCACCTCGCAACTTCTAAATTTTCTTCTCACATTTAAATAATCTGCACTACCAAAAGTAAAGGGTAGATACAGACCATTTTTATAATTTTTTCCCTCATAAGACAGACAAAAAGGCTGTTCACTTCTTATTTTTGTTCTATGTTCACCCATATAGTATGGTGTAAACATCCCATACGGAAAAGAAACAAAATATTTATCTGGTGTTGTCCACTTGCTTATCTTCCTTCCAACACGCCATGCATTGTGAGCGCCAGTGATGATACTCCAAGAAAGAGAAGTGCGGCGGTCCACGTCTCTTGGGTGGGATGGAACATAATATATTGGAATTTCTTTTATTTCCGGATAGTTAGCAAACTTTGCAGTCTTGTAATATTTGTAGGGATCAACAACATAGTCACCCAGTCGATGTCTTATAAGAGGTTGCATATTTTTTGGGCATACAAGCCATATCGTGTCACACCCCGCCATTGCACAATCAAAAACTGCTTTTTCTGCTGCTAAGTAATTGTGGCCAATCGATATTAAACTATCGTGCCAAGGAAAATCAAAATCCAAAGGTTGGCCGTCGATTGGTATGACGCCAGCAAGATTAAATCTTGTTTTGTTTACTGGGTTAACTTCCATAAACAAATTTTATTTTTTCCGTATTTTCGTAGGTATCCATTTTTTTGTTTATTTGTCTCTCTGTGACCTCTAAGGATATCTTAAGCCTTTTACCTCCAGAGTGGGAGCCTAAAAAAGAACTTTCACCCAACAGATGCTCGCTCTTAAACTTTGCCATAGTGTCTGAATAGTCAAAGCTGTACAGTTGTTTTTCATGTAAATTAGAGACCGCGTAGAGCTTTATTGGGGAATTCTTATGCTTTTTTTTCAGATACAGCTTTGAAACAAAATTGTCTTCTGTGGAGATAACCACCTCTTTATCTGCGACGAGAGAGTTGGGAACCATACAGTCAACCACTTCATAGAGATTATTTCTTTTTATAGTTGGTGGCAGACCAGTTATATTTTTATCACTGAATACAAAAAGCTTATCGAATTTGGCTGTTCTGACCACATTACCCTGACAGACTACCGTTATTTCGTCCTCGTTCACTCTCGCATTTTTAACGGAATCACCGCCAAAGATACGCCCTGCCAACATCAATTTGGAATAAATTAATCCCCACGCTTCTTTGAGGTAATGTGGTTCAAAATCTTTTACAAATTTTAAATCACCAATCACTAACTTAGTATTATTTTGTTCAGCGTGTTGCAGAGCCTGTAGGGAGCTTCCGTATGTGTATTCTTCATTCAAGCCAAAATTTTATCCGCTACCACCATTGCTGCGCAGGTGAAAAGCGACAAGAACACAAATACAAACTGCATGGCAAATACAACTAGGGGCAAAAATCCTATCAACATCAACAGTATATGAACTAAAGAAAGTTTATTCATTATTTTTCAATCACACCATAGATATGATTCTCTAAAACCAGAAGAATCTCACGTCCATCAATCATAATCTTTTCAACCATGCTGTTGTTGACGACAACTCGTTTTTTAATATGTTTGGAATTAACTTTCTCGCAATCTTTTGCCACATCAACAACCTCATAGGCGTCATAGGGTCTAAAACTTGTCTTGAAGGACTCCGGAACCAGAACTGTTGATTTTTTTTCTTCTGGTGTTTTTTCTGTCTTCCTCAACAACACATGACGGTTATAAGGATTAAAGTTCATTTTTCACTCCGAACTGTTTTTCGACTGCTTCGAACATATCATTTAGATCGTCCATATCGGCACCCTTTTCATAAAGGCGGTAGGCTTTTACGGCAGACCAAATCTCATCTTTAGTTAACCAGCCCTGCTCAATATACTCACTTCTTAGCTCTTTCTTCTGCTCCTTGAAGGGTTCCATAGCTTGTTCCAATGCAAGCATAGACTTGATGTAATTCACAACAAGTTGTTCTTTCGAAAATTCCTCTTCAATAAGTTCTTTTTTCTGCGTAACAAGTCTCATAATTTCTCCTATTTTATTTCACACTGACCGCCTGCGCATGCAAGCTCGCCAGTTAAATTTGTATTATCATCATACTCTAAAACTTTTGTTAAGTCAACCTTTTTAAGAGTTTTTAACAAAGTTTCATATCGCTCTTTTGTACAGCTTTCAAACGGTGCCTGCACGTAAGTGTGCTCTTTATCGTCAAACGGTAAGACACTCAAACCATTGTAGCTGTTCCGATTTTCCCACATCCATGCACCAACGTCATCCCACTCTTTGTCTTTGATGCTAACAGTTGCTGAGACGTTGTGGGTGTTTTGTCCCTTGATGTGTCCTTCTTTGGTCCAATCAGTACTAATTTCTTTAACGCGCTCCAACATATTTAAAGCACTTTCTGATCTCAGAATTGACCCATGCGGTGCCTTTTGAGGAACGGAAATCACAGCGGTATCGTGTGGTCTAAAGTATTCATCTTCGACCAACTCCGGATGCCTTCTTATTAGATGAGTGTAGATAGCCTCATTCTTCCCCACGCGAATACGTCGAATATAATATTTATCATGCCATGCATGAACCCCACTAGAAGTTCCCAAGGTTAGAGAGGTCGTTCCAGCTGGCTTAACGCACGTTGTTCTAGCAGCTGGGTTAATATTAATCTTCTCCGCAACTCTTTTATTTTCTTCAAGAACGGTCTTGACTGCTTTTTGCATATCAAGTTTTAAAACTTTACCAGAAGCTATCCCGGTCATACTAACTCCGATCAAAGCATCTTTTTCCGTATTTCTTCTCCACACTTCACGCAAATAATGAAAATCAGTGTAGGACGCTTGTAAAGTGGCAATAAACGTTGCAGCTCTGACTCTCTCTTCATAATCCTTTTGGGACGATAAATCACTTGCATTTACTTCCACTAAATTGCAGAACTGGTAGGGTCTCAGAGCGATTTCACAACAGGGGTTGGTACCCCAGTCTTTGTCGTTGGAAAAATAAAATCCCGGTTCTCCACAACCTGAAGCTTGTACTCTCTGCCAAAGGTCTTTAAAATATCCCTTGGTGATCAAATGTCTCATTAATACAACTGAGTTGTTTGCTCGACCTCTCTGCGGATTCTTTTCCCACCAGTTGCCACTCTTGGCAGCAAGCATTTCCTTATCGTCTGCGCTGAATAGGGAAATCAACGCCGCTCGGCGGATGCCACCAGCAAGGACTGCATCTGCAACATAACAGATAATGTCATGAACTTCAATGGTGGATAACTTATCTCCTGATTCTTTCTCTCGCAAGATGCCATCAATTTTTACCAAGCACTCTTTGAGAGGCTGTGGTCCCGGAGCGGTGCCTCCAGAGGTCAAAAGTTTGGCGCCTTTCGGTCGAATATCGCTGTAATCAAATCTAACCTTGGAACCACCCTTAAAATAACTTCTCATCAATGCCTTTACGGCATCTGCCCAACCTTCAATGGAATCATTGACAAGGAACCTGCGTGTTCTCTTTTCTGAAGGTTTTTGAATTTCTGGAAGTTTTTCAGTGTGATGTTTCTGAACGCTGAATCCAACACCAGTACCACCAAGAAGAAGGAACATTGTTTCACTAAAGGCTCGCCAGTCATCAATGGGAAGATATGCACAATTAAAAATTCTGTTTGGAGCTACCTCAATCGGTTTGCCGCCAAATTGCATCGAACGCATAGAAGGAAGAACTTTTTTTTCATAAACATATTTATACGCTTCGTTGATCTCCTCTTTCAGTTCTGGAAACTTCTTGAGGTGCATTTTTTTATTTCTTGTAACTAACTCTTTCCATGATTCTCGGCGCTCTTTCTTTGGCAAATAACGCGCATATTTCATGTGTACCGTGATATCTGACAATATTTCATTAGCAATGTTCTCTTCCATATCATTTCTCCTTCTGTTTTAACATCTGCTTGTAGATTCTCTTGGCGGTATCTAAATCTCGCTGGTTTCTATTCCTTTGTTCGTCCCGTTGGATTTGACAAACATCGTCTTGTTCCAAAACTTTTATAGAAACAGAACCAGTATCCATAAAAATGGAAAAGATAATTCCGTCTGGGCCATTTCTGTTCTTTGCAACAAATATTCTTCCAATGTTGCTATTTTTATCTTTGATTGTCCTTGATAGACTGATAATGAAGTCTGCAACAAAACATTTATTAAATGCTTCTGAGATCGACTCCATGGTGATTACCTCTTCGCTTAGTCCCTTGCGGTTTGTTTGTGAGGCTGTGACGAGGGGACAATTGAATTCTTGTGCGATTCCTCTCAGCTCCTCATAAATTGATTCTAGCTCGTGGCGCTTCTCCGCTGTTCTATAAGTCCCTCGTAAAAGATCGCCATAATCCACAATAACCATATCAACTTCCATTTGGTTTTGTCGAACTTTTTCCAAATGATTTTTAATCGTAACTGTCGTTGCAGATTTTGTTGGGTACTCTTTAATTATGAGCTGTCCATCGACATCTTTAATCTTATCAAAAATGGAATCTTTTTGTTCTAGAAGCTCGTCTAGGTTGTGCCCGGTGAGGCAGGCGTCATATCGTCGGGCAACTGCAGTATCGGACAATTCTAGTGTATAATGTACAACGTTTTTACCCTGCTTTAATGCTTCGGAGCCCAAGTGAACAAGCACATGTGATTTTCCTGCGCCTGTTGGTGCTATAACAACTGTTAATTCGCCTGCACCGAGGCCGCCTTTCGTTAGATTATCTATTTTGTCCCAGCCGGTTCCAACTGGATGACGTGCTTTGAATTTAAAACGCTCTTCAAAGTCTTTTATATAGTCATATCCAAAATCATTATCCATACCAGATCGTAAAGCTTTCGTAATTAACTTTTCGATTTCTTCAAAAGAACACTGGTTTAAGAGCGGTACAGACTTCATCATTGCGTCTTTCAAAACCTGTTTCTTACAGAAGTCTAAACTGGTCGATTTGATGTACTCGACATCTCTAAGTTCCGATGCCGCTTGAACTCGAACAAAAAAGTCTTTCACTTGTTTCTGAATGACATCGTTCTCAAGTTCCAGCTCTGTATTGAATATGGAATTTAACGTTCCATTCGCTGGGTGGGTTTTATACTTGTCCTTGTAGTCAAAGAGTTTTTTTGCGAACACTTGAAGATATTTTAGTTCGAAGAAGCCAGTGTCCAAAACTTCTTGCATCTGGTCGCAAAATGCCCGATCCTGCACCAGTAATTTACATAAATTTTCTTGGAAATTTTTACCAAAGACGCCTAGATTTTCCATGTCACCTCGTTAAAATGTAAAGTAAGTATATTATTTCTTATTAAAGAAGTCAAGCTATTTTATAAGTCATTAAAAGGATTAGAAAAAAAGTTTTACTTAAAAATTTTATTCTTTGCTGTATCAAACAATCTTGGAAGAAAACTCTTCTTGAGTTTAAGAAGTCTATTGAATTTTGCCCTTCTTCTGACATCCATGTATATCGCTGTTGGCTTCCTGATTTCGCCATTAATCAATTGCTCACCAAAATCATAGAATTTTTGTTTTTGTGGTGGCGCGCTGGCAAAGGAAGGGTAGGTAAACATCGTCATCATCATTAATATTAAAATAAGTTTTTTCAATCATCTTGCCCTCCTAAAGATATTTAGTCCACGCACAGTATTTGCGCTCATTAAAATAATTTTCGTTATATTGGTTGTCGTATGCCTCTTTCTCAAACGGATTGTTATAATAAGCTCCTGCCCATGAGCCATGCTTAAAGCGACCAATCACATAGAATATACCATAAAGGAGCCATTGAACCAAAAAAAGTAACTCTACTTGTTGGTAAAAGTGGATCGTTTCATGACGACGTAAACGATCAGTAATTTTGCCTCGGCACCATACAAACCAAGCAAAACTAACTGCGTGGATATTTAATGGCGAAATTTTAGACAGCAAACCGGGTACTCGGCTATTTTCAAAAATAAATGGCTTTAATTTGTACATATCTTCCTCTTGGATTATTTATTATTTTTCATGGTTACAGCACATCCGACCATCATGGTGAGTGCGAAACCTGCGGCTATCAATTCAATAAAAATCATTATTTGTTATCCCTGCATAAACGCTTAAAGTCCTGAAATAAGTCTGACCAGTAAATTTCACTGATTCCATCTTCAAGCATCATGAGATCAGTTTCAGTCTTATTAAAACTATATTCGAACTCATCGATAGTCCAGTCTACGCTTTGTTTCGCCTGAATAGACAGACTTGGACTATAGAGCTGCATAAGACTATAGTTCTCTTTAATTAGTTCTTGGTTGTCTACAATGGACTGGTAGGCTTTAATTTTACTCTCCTGATTGGAACAAAACTCAATTAGTTCTGGCAGGGAGATGTCTCTCTCCTCCTCAAAGAACGGAAGCCTCTTGGATACAGTTTTCAGCCCAACTCCCGGAACTCCTTCAAGATTATCGGATTTGTCTCCAGCAATGGCGCGTGCCAAAGCAAAATTTGTAGGATGAATCCCATGTTCTTCAACGATATTAAATTTATTTAAAAATTTCTTTTGAATTGGTCTGTGAAGAATTGTCTTGTCGTCGAGGAGCTGGTAGAAATCTTTATCGCTAGATACGATTACTTTTTGAGAAGTTTTAAAACATGAGTATCTAGTGATATATGAAATCAAATCATCTGCCTCCACTTCGTCTGCGACTAATTGAATCACAGGAAAGTTATTAAGGTACTCAAATGTTCTGTGCATTTGCCAAATTCTATTCTCTTGTTCTTGTTGTTCATTGAGAACCTTGATATTTCTATTCAAGCGGATTGGCGCTCGGCCTTCCTTGTAATTTTTATTTACTTGTTTTCTTTTTCTGCTCCCGCCTCTACCGTCCCAACACATAATAATTGCATCAGGCTTGATTTCGCGGGAAAGTTTTTGTAGGGATTTAAGAAATCCTGCAGTGCCTCCGATCGGATTACCATCTTTTGACATTGTAGGATTGACGATATATGATCTTAGAAACAAGTTCAGTGAATCTATGATCATTACTCTTTTGTTTGATAAGTTTTTCACATAGGTATTTTATGAAAAAATAATATATTTGTCAAGGGAAATGTTTAAGAATTTTATTTTAAAGCTTCTCTTACAAGAGCCTCAATTTTTTTCTGAAGGCTTTCAAGATTAGTCACCGCCTTGTCATCCTTCTTTTTATTAGCGGCTGCGGCTTTCTCGGCGGCAGCTTTATCCGCTTTAAATTTTGCAATGCGCGCGTCGGACTTTTCTTTGTCAGCATCCTTCTTTTTCTTAGCGGCAGCCCTCTGGGCAGCTGTTGTGGCCCGTGGCGTGGGAACCTTTTCAACTTTGCGTGGCTTTTTTGCCACTCCGGTGCCAAGGTTTTGGGGCTTTTCTGCGGCTGCTTTGTCGGCCTTGTAACCTGCGATTCTCTTGTCTCCCTTCTTTTTGGCAGCATCCTTCTTTTTCTTAGCGGCAGCCCTCTGGGCAGCTGTTGTGGCCCGTGGCGTGGGAACCTTTTCAACTTTAGCTCTTTTCTTTGTTTTTGGATCTGTCACGGTTGGTGTCTTGCCTCTATCGCTATACCACTTGCGATAGGCTTTACGAAGAGGATCATTGTAAGATAGCTTTTTTAGTCCAGACAGAACTGAGCCACCTTTGATGCCTTTCTTGCGTAGTGCAGACCGCGTTGCTTTGGCTACAGACTTATAACTTTGACCAGAAAAGTCAAATTTCTCTTCTAGTAAAAACTTCTCAATTTCTTCTTTAATAAGCTCTTTAACTCGTGACGCTGTGATTTTCATAAAAAGACTCCTGCAAATTACATTATAAATAGTCATTTCACTATATAAATGCTTTTTAAGGACCATTATTCTTCTTTATCGTAAAAATCTGCAGCGTTTCCAGTACGCTCGTCAAACTTTCTAATGATTTCCTCATCCATGATCTGAAGGATTCTTCCTTTAAACTTGGAGTCTTCGAGCTTCTCCATCCATCTGGCAGACTGGAACTTTTCCGTTGTTCCGTCTTCAAAAACTAATTCATACCATGCACCTGAGCGCTTTAATGAATCCGAACTCTGAATTGCGTCAAACCAGCTTTCTTCGTCTTGAACTCCAACCTTGTCACCCCAAAGAATTTTGAATTGACATTGGCGGCCTTGTGAACCAAAACGTGATTTTTCAAGTTTTACTTTTACGGTGTTCCCAATACGATAATCTTTATCGTCATAAACGTAAGATGCCTTTGCTTTTGGTCTGGTTAACCAAATGCGCAATGAATACGAGTAAATAAGAGTTTTACCGCCCGGTGTCATATACGGTGTCGTAAGGGCCTCAGAGGGGGAGCGAGTGATATTCGCTTTCAGCTGGTTTAAAACTAGCAACGTTGATTGTGTATTTGCGATGGAAACAAGTAGTTTGGACATACCTTTTGACAAAATGCGCGCTTTAACTGCCATTGTTGACTGTGGGTTAAAATCCCCCTCGACATCTGAAATTGATGGAGTTAGGGCTAGACTATCCCAAATGAATAGCATTCTATTGTCATTTGACTTTAATAATTCTTCAATAGTTTCTAACACAAATTCGACATTGGTTGCCTGAACATAAAGAATTCTACTTGCGTCACATCCGGAGCGCTCTAAGAAAGAATTATCCAATGCGGACTCAGAGTCAAAGTAAACAACATCAATACCTTTCTTTTGAGCATTTGCAGCAATTTGAGCCGCCATGTATGATTTGCCACTAGACTCAAGTCCTGCAATTTCTGTTATCTTTCCTACGGGTATTCCAGACAACTTGCCGCGACAAATAATACTATCCAGCCAGCGAGATCCTGTTGGGATCCAATCGGTTACATTAGTTGGATTATTTTCATCATTGAGGTCATGAGCAACCTGCATGCCAGCCTTTTTATTGATAAGCTGTCGCATCTGTTCTATACTGAGTTTGCCAGCTTTTACTTCTTTTCTACGAGCCATTGAATTTCTCCCTATTTTGAAATTTTAAATGCATGAAAGCAGCTACGGAAACCTTTTCTGTCAAGTTTGATTATAACATTCTCTCCAAAGTCAGTGACCTCCAAGACGTATCCTTTACTTCTTGTTAAAAGATTTGTTATGTCACTGTTGTCGGAGCAGAAGGTTACAAATCCATCGCCCATGTCTTGTTTGAACGCATTGATGGCAGTTTCACTTTCGGGGCCTCCACCTTTACCCTTGAACCTCTTCGCGATTTCATTAATTTTTTTATTAAAATCTGCATCGCTTTTCTTATATACTTTCTTGGATTGTGCCATTTTCACTCCTATCAGGTCTTATGAGACCAAAGTTATCTTCCATATCATACCAATCATCATATAACTTGTCAAGAGAAATGTTGATATCTATTTTTTTAATTTCGTAATTTGCGCCGGGGATTGTAAAATGTTTAAAATATGTATAACCACCAGTTACTTCCACGGCGCCGCAGGAACACTTTCGAAAATCCTCATCAGCTCTTGAGTAAACAATGTCGCCACAATCTTTACACTCAACTGCTTTTATTAACAATTTCTTTTCCTTTTTTTATGAAAATGGGGCATCTGTAAACCCATGCCCCCCTGCGGTCAAAACTAACCTAGAAGCTCATTAAAAGCCTTGTCTACGCTATTTCCGTTTACATTGCCAGTGGAACTTGTGGTTACTTCCTCTGACGGTTCTTCGCTATTTAGGTATGCAGCGAGAATATCCTCAACCTCTTGGACCGTCTTGCGTCCAGATTCAAAGACCTCTTCAAAATCTGGAACATCTTCCATCAACTCAAGTACCCGTTCGGCATCCTTGTGAAGAGGTGACGACTTGCGGCGAGGGGTAATCTTGGTTTCCGGAAAGGAAGCGCCAGCAGGCTTTCCGTAGCCAATAACCAAATCCGTGCCCGTTTCTGGATCTGTAATGTCGCCATACTCTGGATTCAAAACAAGCCCCAAAAGCGTTTCGTAAGTTCGCTTACCGAACCCCCAAACCTTTACTCCTTCGCTCTCTTCTCCTCGTACAATTACGGGAGCAAAAAAGCGTTGCCGAGCACCAAGCTTCTTCGCAACTCGCTTGGACTCTTCACTACCCTCCTTCCAGAGCTGTTTCACATAATTATCAAGAGGACAATCCTCTCCAAAATTACGCTTGGGGCTCAGAAAGCCGGGTTGGTCACCAACATTGTAGTGGAACCAATAATCACGGAAGGGGTCTCCATCAGAAGAACATACAATACGAATCGTTTGTTCTCCGTCTTGAGGACGCCAAAAGCGGTTAGAGCCGCCATTTCCGTTGTTTTTCAATGCCACTTGTCGGGCTCGCATTTTTTCCATATCAATAGCCATAAATAATTTCTCCTTTTGTTAAAGCTACCTTAATAAATCTCTTAAGATACTAATTTTTGTATTAACGAACTGTTACTTTCCCAATAGATATATGTTTGATCGTATTCTGTGGGGTACACTGCGTATCCCACTTTCATCCTATCATGTTCTATCGAGTCCCTAACCTGTCCTTTAATTTTATTCATCAACATAGAATCCTGTTCCAGAACACTATGAGGTATTGCATAATAATACCTTTTTTCTCTTGGAATGTCAAGGGAAAAAAAGCTTTTTTCTTCCTCCTCGTCAAATTTATCAAATCCAATTGTACACATGCGTGCTGTCTTGACGCGCTTTGTAAACGTCGTAAAAACAGGCATACTGTGTTCAAAAACATTGATCATGTGATAAGTTGAAGCAATCATCTGATTTATACTTTCCCAATAGTTTAATATTGGAACAGGGCCTATTATATCAGATATCTTACTATTGTCAAGCAAAATAATTTTTTCAAAAAGCGTTGACCTTGCAAACTGCTGAAGTACGTTGAATAAAGTATTGTTTTGCAATTTTTGAATATCTGACAACCCCTCCTGACTGGGGATAATATACATCACAGTGATTTTTGTTTTATCCTTGATTTTTTCAAGAATTCTCAAAGAGGCACTTGAAACCGAACCACAGCTTGTAATAAATAACGTTTCTTCATTAACGTTTTCTAGAAACTTATTCAGCGTTCTCGGAATCTTTTCTTCATAAAGTTCCGGTGTTGGCTGTTCTTTCAAGCCTAAAGTTTTTTTAGTTTTCTTAAGTCCAACATCAATTTTTAAGACATCGTACTCTGGGTATAATTTGAAACAGTCCGCGATGTTACACCCTGCTTTGCCTAGTCCAATTATAGTCTGCATTAGTTTATAAAAGCCTTTTGCATGTCAAGCCAATTTCGACCGGCACTGCAGTTTACTTTAAATTTGCCAAAGCGGGTTTGACTAAACGCATGTTTTATGTCATTTATCATGAATTGATCTTTTTCTGAAAAATCTATTATAACAGAGTCATGATTACAGAATTTAATAAAGCTTTTGCTACCATCTAGCATTTCCCAAACTTTGTACATCTGTTCAAAGAGCAGATCAGCGGCGGTAGACTGAATAATATAGCTTACCGCATGGTCTTCGTCGCACTGAATTTCTCTACCAAAAACAGTTTTTACTCTATCTTTCATAAAATGCAAAGTTTTGAGCTTATCTCGGTCGTAAATCTTCCCAACCCTGTCCTCACTGCTTTTTGGGTTATAGAGCCAAGAGAATATCCTTTTTTTAGCATTTTCGCGATCTTTTGACCTAACAAATACGTTATGAAGGTTCCAGTCATGAAGGTCTTCTTCTGGTTGAGCTTCTCCAAGGAGGGCTAAGGCCACTCTTAGTTCGCAAGCATTGAAATCTATTTCAAAAAGCCAATCATTATCAGGCTTTAGAACATTACGGTATTTCTTGGCCAGAGTCATGACTGGAAATGAATTTTTCTTTGTGCTCAGGCGACCCGTCTTCGTTTTGAATTGGTCATATGAAATAAATCGATCGCATTGTTCCAATGTTTCGTATGTATTTTTGTCTTGTACATTGGTTATAACAATTTCTTCAGGGTCAATTTCTAAAGGCTGGAACTTGATCTCCGTGATCATCTTCTCCACTTTTAATAGGAGGTCGTAGTTTTCTGGTTTGGGGTTGTTCTCGAAAACATAATTACAAATATTATTTTTAACTTGTGCCCAAGTTCTCAGCATGTGTTCTGGGATCAAGTCATACATGCATACATCTTTTAGGTCCAAGCCACTTGATGCGGCAGATTTTAACACCGCTTTGATTCTTGCTTGGGCCTGTTCTAACTCCCTTTTTTGGTCATCGGAACAAGCTTCTTCTAGGGATTTACCGGAATTAAAAAGATTCGCATAGTCTATGTCCTGCTCCTTTAGATAAGTCGCATATGACCATGTTTTGGTACATTCCGATGTTATGTGTTTAGAGAATCTCTCATCTCTAAAAACCATAAAACAGTCTTTTTTCTCGTCAAACGTTTGAAATAGCATCGTAAGTATTATATATAAATTTATTTCTTAATCAAGGAAAAAAAGAAATCTCTTCACTATCTTTTTTGTATATCTTTGAATTGATTAGCTTTAAATCAATATATTTTAAAGCATGTTCTTTGTCCTTCAAACCATAGTAGTCAACGACGTTTTTAACAAGGTCGCTGTACCTCTCTTCTTTCTCGTTTTCTATCAATCTCACACGGAAATACAACTTTAAAAAATACGCTTCCCCGTATCTAGCTTCAAACTCCTGATAAGTTTTTGGTACTACCTCCACAGGCTGTTCTTTAATAAGTTTTGTTTCATAATCTGAAAAAATTGGGGAGCCATATTTTACCGACTTTAGGCGAACGCTTATTTTGTCATATGTTGAGTTTACTGAATAGTGGCTCGTATAGAGAATATAGAGATATCTTTTAAAGTTCTCATAATCAACGTGGGAGGCAGCGTAATAACATTTGTCAAACAAGTGATTCTCTTCAAGATAGACCTCGTGTTTTTTGGCATAATCCAGCATTGGGTTTGCGTCACCGCTTGGAAGTTTCAAGGTTGTTAAATCTGCAATAAGTTGCCATGGGGCGTGCTTATTTAGTCTAAAACCAAAACGACGGCAGGAGCCAATGAAGTTCAAGTACTCAAACTTTTCTAAATATTTTTTAACTTTATGGTTATTATCCCCATGATCGTCGGCAACCAGATCGATGACAAGCCCTGAAATCTTATTGGTACAATCACTACTGACTATAAACTCATTTTGGGTGATGGAAATATCAGGAGCTACGGTTCTGACAAACCTCAAATACTCTCTAGTGAATGTTGCGAACGAATCAATCTTTTTGCCTACTAAGTATTCATTTAAAAAAGGATTAAAAATGTAATCTTCAAAATAATTGTCATATTCCACTGGTAGCGACTTCCACGCTCTTTTGGGAGAAAAATCATCTAAGAAGTCAGTTGGGAATGTATTTCTATCTTTTGCTCTTTGTATAAATGTTTGCAAATCAGAAAACGCCTCGGCAACAAAGTTCAAAGCCTTAAACTGTTTTTTCACATCCAGAGGGGCAAGAAACTCTTCTTTTGGATATACAGCGATACCCTTTGTGTCTATTTTGCCAAAATAAGGTCTTTTGTACCAAATATCATAAATTCTGTTTTCTGGAGCAACTGGAAAGATTTTATCATACTCTTTTTTGCTACTGAAGAACTCTGATGGTGTGGAAGAATTATTGCTGAACATATTATATATAGAATTCCTTGGTTATTTTTTTGTCGCTTCTTTACCGGTTGGCGCCTCCGGTTGCTTTTTGCTCTTCTTTGGGGTCGAGGTCGTTCCTTCCCCTTTCTTTTTGTCTGGTTTTGTTTTCTCAGCATCAGCGGGTTTTGCATCTTTATTGGGGGCGCCTGCGGCATTGTTTTTTGCTTCCGATGCCAAAGCAGCGTCTGCTGGTGGCGGTGTCTCCGTGATCGATGTTTTGTATGTCTTACTATTTAGATCCCCAAAGGACATCGCATCATAATTCGTTGTCCATGTGTTGCCATCGATGCTGTGTTCAAGCTTGTGAATATAATATTGACCAGAAAAGAACAACAAATTATTTTTTTGTTGGAAAAAACCACCGTCTACAAAACGAGAATCAACATTGATTTCATCACTCAAATTTAAAAAAGGGTTTCCGACCAATTCCAAGTTAACAGCCATTTTAGACGTAACCATAATAGAATCATCTTCCCCGATCGAATCTTTGGTTCCTCTTGGAAGGTTGTACTGTTTAGCAAGTTCCAATTCTGCTAGGCGGCCTGTTCTTACTGGTCGATAGGATATTGTCTTTAATGGGCCTTTATCTGGGCCACCCAAATAGATTGTAGGAATGTTCAATTTATCACGTGCCTTCTTCGTCATGTTTCTATCATATAAAACATTCTTAATCATGATGAAATCCTTAACTTTTCTAGTATCTTCGGAACCCATATGCTCTGCAAAATTTTTAATTATTTTGGTATTTTTGTCAATCGTATCTTCATCAAGGGTATAAGCTTGGTTACCAACATAATATTGAACATCTCTGCCTGTCTTTTCTTTTTCCCCACTGAGTACTTTGAAATCAAAAAATCTTTTCATAAAATCACCCAAGAAATATCTTAGATTCATCACCTTCAAATTCCTTTCGTGAATCATTTTGTTAAGCTCAAATAAGAACATATCCATGGATATTGGTGTATTAACTATGTTATAAATCTTTTTGTTATCCTTATTTTTTATAAAGACCGTTGGGCCTAACAGCAAGCTAAAGGCGTCTTCGCCTAAAAAATCTAAGTCTTGGCCAATTCCTCCACCAGTCTTGTTATTTAAAATAACGTTTAAGAGATCCCCAAAGTAGAAAAATTTTATTTTTTCAAATTTCGATTTTGTGTCACTTTTGTCGCCCTTAAATTTTCGTATTCTAAAATTTCCACCAGAGAAGACCACTTCATTTGTTTTATCGAGGACATCCTCTGGTGGCAACTTTTGGGACTTCTTCTCTTTTGGCACAATATTAAGTTTTGATAGGTCAACAAACTCATCTTGGGCTATTTTTTTAATATATCTTTTATATTGTTCATTGTTCATTTCAAGATAATATATCTTTCCAAGTTCGTAAAGAGCTGAAATAAAAGAAAAAACAGGAGGCACGGATCGTAACTGGCTCGCAAGCTGAGCTTTCCTTTGAAGAACATCTATCTCTTTTTCAAGTTTTTTAATTTCACCAGCAGAATTTGCAGAGCTTGGCTTTTGTGTCTTATCAGAAGAATTTTTTTGTTGCTTGTTCTTGTCAACTTGGTTTTTGGCCATTAGCTTATCTAGATCAGAAATCTTTTTCTTAAGCTCCTCGGAGGAATATTCGCTTTCATTATCGACGACAAGCATGTTTGCGCCTTGTCGAATCGTTTTATAGTATTTTGGATCTAATAAATTTATGTCTTCGCTCAAGATCTCAGAACGACCTTCCAAAGTGGTACTAATACTCATGGTCCCATCTTCGTTATAGCTGACATTTGTTTTACCCGCGTTCGGCATAACATCGAGCATTAGTTTTTTTGTTGCAATCCCTTCGAGGCCCAGACCCGCATTATCTGGTATTCCATAGCCTACTTCCATGATAATTTTATAAGCACCCTTAATCGGAGAAGCAATTAAATCTTTGTATTGGATGTCCTCGGTTTCATGTAAGTCTTTAAAGAGCATTTTTGGGTCTTGAAGTTCCATCGATAGATTCACACTAATTGCGTTCATAGTCGCCGGAGTAACTTTTTTACCGCCGACGCCACGGTAAATAATTTTAACACTTTTCAGACCAACAACTGGCCCCATGAACCTATCAGTTATGAATGGCGGATCATTTCCAATGTATTTAACCGGATCTTCGAAGCTAGAAAAATCCATTTTGTTGTCAAAGGGAAACTCAATCTTTTTCTCCTTTGAGCCATTTTGGAACACCTTAAAAATTCTTACAACGGGTGTAAGAAGATTTAATTGTAGCGGTGTTGCGGCAAAGAATCTTAAAGTTTCAGCAGGGGTTGTTTTTGCGGGGGCAAGATAAGGATTTTCATCAAGGTAATAAATATATTTGTTATCTGGGCGCTTATCGTTATAAAAGTCGTAGATCTCGCCATAATATCCCAAAAGCTTTTGATGGTTTTTTGCAGATGACCCAAGGGTGACAATGTAATCTGATATAGAAGGTAACGCCATTTATTCCCCCTCAAAAATTTCTAAAACCCTTGATAAAGGAGTCGGAATATAAATAGTGTCTCCTAAATTTACTAAATTTTCCATTGGTTTCTGATTAAATTGAGCTATAACCCACCAGTATGTTGGATCACCATAGTATTTTTGAGAATATTTGTAAAATCGATCCCCTGTTTTATAAACTTCTACATTCACTGTAATCCCGTCCAAGTCATCGGGCTCTGGGTAATGAAATTCAGGAGTTGAAAAGTGTTTTATAAAATTAACCTTTCTTTTCTTTAGTTGTTCTGCGTATCTATCATCTTGATTAGTAAAGATGACTCTATCCCTGAAACGTGAGGCCATTATGATTTTCCTTTCTTGACTGCGTTATCACTACTTTTTGTAGCCAGTTTTGCTTTGCCACTTGTAGCGGCAGATGTTATAAGCTTGGTCGGTCCCGGTGTCAGTGTTGCAGCAGTGTCAAGAATTTGACCGCCGGTGCCTCCGGGACCGTCTGCTGTCTGGTCAATAACTATGCCTGTATTTAAAGGCCAATTTGTTCTTCCGTCGCCAGCAAATTTACCATCATACCAACCCACAACATGATCATGAATAACAGTGAACCCTATATCAACCGCATATGAAGCTGGTATATTTGTATCGCTAAGTCCATAAGTTAAATTTTCCCCTATTGAGCTGCCGGGTCCTCCGATGTCAACGGACAAACTTCCTATGTATCCCGAAAGACCCTTTCTTTGACCTCCGCTGAAGTCACCAATTATATCACCGTATAGGATTCTAAAATAAGGAGGAGTTTTAATAACACTTGTACTTTGTAAACCAGTGTTGGTATATGCAGGATAAACTAGTTGTTGCAATAAATTTGCTGTCATGGCGTTGCTTGATACGGAATCGGCGCCATTTAAGATATGACTCTTGACCATATTAAAACGAATGGTTATGTTTCTTCGAGTACCAGTGTATCTCGCAAGACCTTCTGCTCGCCCGTAGAACCCACCTTGGTCGCTCATTTGAGGCGAAACAGTATTGCTGATTACAAGGTCCGTTGGTTCAATTAAGACAATTATGCTTTCGCCGTTAATTTTAGCATGAATTGGTTCAATTTCAAGTAGTTCGACATTTTCGTCTATTGGCCCTTTAACGGTGCCGCCAGTAAAAAGCGATGAAACTTTTTTAATTTTTTTACCTAATTTTCCTAAATCTACCAATTTTCATGGTCTCCTTCTGACATTTACGCTGGTACTCCCATCGCTCCCTGTAATTCTTTAATATCTATTTCCGCTCTTAATTCTACCACTTGCTTGCCTTTATTGACTTTTCCCTTTAGTATAAGAGAGCTTTGGTCCCCTTCTCCGGGTTTTGGCTTGGTTTCTTCTTTGTTTTGTTTTCTTAGTTCGTTTTGATTCTTAACCGCTTCCCTAAGTTTATCCGAAAGCTTGTTTGATTCTGACAGAAGATCTTTCATCCCCTGATTAAGACTCTCAATTTGCGCTGTCGTTGATCCCTCACTCCCAAAAAAAAGCTGACCCAGAAGCCCTTGGCCCTTGTCTCCACCTTCTAACATATAGGCTTTGCGCCCTTCTAAAATTGCTGTAATGCTGGCGGCAGTGGCCGACATGGAGCGACCAAAAGCTGCCATTTTTTCAGTTGCAGGGGCGATAACCGCGTCAAGGCCGGTCATATATTTTTTAAAATTTTCGCCCTGTATGGCCATCTGATTGCCTGCAGTAGTTTGCGCACGCTGTACTCTATCTTGAACCGTTAAATTTTCTTTTGCCTGATTTCGTATTTTTTTATAGCCTTGGGTGGCATTTTTTACTCTATTTTTGAACATTTCGTCAACGGTCATATCGTTTCTAAGCAAGCGATCCATTTCTATATCATCAATCTTTGCGGCATCGGCAAGTGCCTTAATCATAAATCGTCTCTGTTGGCCGCCTTCCGCGATATGCACCCTTCCCTCAGAAATGGCTTTTTGAATTTCGCCAAACACAGCCTTAACTCGGTCTGCGGGATCAGCAGCAACCATTTCATTTATGCTTAAATTTGTACCCCTCAAAACGGCGTTTAGGTCACCAACTGTGTTCGCGGCGTTCTCAATGGTATCAAACTGATTGCTAACATTAATAAAGGATTGCATTTCAACACTCGCAATGTGAGCTGCTGAAGCTAGTCGATCAATATTACTATTATAAGTGTTTCCAAGGGTGATGAGCGGTGCATATTTTTTTGCTGTGATGTCCATTGCATTTGCCAAATTTGTCCCCAGACTATTGGCTACACTAAACGTTCTATTAGCAAGAGTTTGCATTGCAGCTTCTACTTCTTTGGTCGAAAGAGAGTTTTTGCCCATATTAGCACTTACAGTTAACAACCTTTCGTTGAAATCTTTCGCAGGAACCCCTGCTTTTTTAAAGATTAATGCCATAGCAGCAATTTTTTGTTTTAAAAGTTCTGCGCCTTTGCCGGTTTTGGTCTGCAACTTACTAAAAATTTGCCCAACACCTGATAACGAAGGATAAATCTCTTTTAATTCATTTAATTTAATGCTTAATGGACTTAAAGTTTTTTCAGTAACTCGATAGGCTTGAATAAGCTCTTGGACCCTAACTTTGGCCATACCAAGAGCTTCCGACTGGGCTTTGATATTTTCTTGCATTCCGGGGAAAGCGCCTGCAGGACCTTTTTCTCCGAATGTTAAGCCTTTCATATAACCGGCGATGTCTTTCGTGGCACCAACTCCGAGAGTTTTTATCCACTCTGCTTTGAACCCCTGTAGCGAGGCGATCATTATGTTCTGAAAGCTTTTTGTAAATGCGTCTCTAAACGCCCCATCAAAGAATTTGTCTGCCTCTTTTGCTCCGCCAGTTTTTTCAACGTCTGGGTCCGGGGTGTCAGCTGAACCAGCGCCGGGTTTATAACCGCCGGAAGGCTTTTTGGGACCCTTTTCAAGACTTTCAAGGCGCCCCATGATTTTTTGCATGACGGCGCCTTGAGTTTCAAGCGCTGTTTTAAGATTACCAAGAACTCCTTTTAGTTCTTCCAACGGTGTGGCCATGTTTTACTACCTCTTTTATTAATTAGTTTAACGTTGGTTATTTTGTTTGGCTTCTGTTTCATCAGCTTTTTGTTTAATAAACTCTTCGATTAACCAAGTCCGGAGTGCAACAGGCAAATTATATAATTCAAGAAAAGACCAATTAGAGTGATTTTTAAAAGTAATAAATAGTCTATACACGTCTTTCATGTAGTCATGGGTTAGGCCAAAAAAATTGTGCCGTAATTGGCACTTCTCTCCTTTCCACATTTAAACATGAGAAACATTCCACTTCAAAAGAAAAATCGACATCTGGTTTCATTTTCGCATATTGATTTTTAATATAGCTTGCGTCTGACGACGGCATATTATCAATAAAATGATTTACATCACTTTCAGCCGAGCTAAGTCCATTAATCGAAATAATTACAAACTTTAAAAACGTAGTTACAGTATTATCACCAATGCCCAAGTTTTTCTTTTTTTCTATCTCCTTTATAAGAAGATCTTCTTGATGAGAGTTTAAAAATTTAATCGCCGCCTTGAACTTTGTTTTTGGTAGATCAAGGTGAAGATGAACATCTTCATAATCTATTTCTTTATTCTTAACCCCCAACAGATCAAATGTAACCTCACTAGAGCTACCACATTCATTACAGAGAGAAGATGCTTTATACTCATTTCCATATGCATTGATTCTTGCATTTAATAAAATTGCATTTTTATCGCCACTAAATAAAGTTTTTGCACTTACATTCTTATCTAATAACAGACTTTGAATCAAATGATCTAAAACAAGCCCCTTTTCAATCAGCGTGGCTGAAGTTAGAATATCCTCTTCTTTGGCAGTCATTTGTTTGATTTCAACATATTCTTTGCCATATAATGGATGTTCTGGTGGGTATAACACTCCCTTACTTGGCAATTCTACTATTTCCGTTGGAATCACATAGTTTAAACCGCCCACACTAGTTTGTGGAACCGGCGAGGGTTGGGGTGTCCCAATCCTTTCATCGTTCTGTCTCATATTTACCTCTTTTTTTTATTTATCTAAACAGCACTTTTTTCGTACTTAAAATTGTTGTAATTTACTGTTAACTTGATCATAGAAACCTCGTTAGAGGTATAGCTAAAATTCCCAAAATCAGCGGAAGCGATAACTGGTCTATTGATTGTCCAGACTCCCACTACGTTCTCGCCTAAAAAATTAGCGGCAGTTGAAGCCGATTCGGCCAGACTACCCAAACTAAGGTCACCGCTTGATAGG